GGTGTCGAGCGTACGGCCGAGTCCAATGTACCGCTTTCCGATGATCGTATAGCGAGCGGGGTACTCGAGCGTGATCTCACCATTAACGACGGTAAGGTCGCCGTGCACCGCGCCGTCGGTCAAGACACCGACCGTTTCGCCTTCAAGATGGTCAAGCCCGGAGATCGTCTGGTCAGTAAGATACCATGCGAGCGTTGCATACGACTGAGAATCAAAATCTTCGAGGACTTTGATCGTCACCTGGGTTGCGGAGATATACGCCACGATCTCGGCGATACCTGTCTCGTCACCTGTTAGATATTTTGCGAAGATGTACTGCCCGACAGAAGCGGTCGTGAAAACCCCAGGGGCCGCCGTAGCAGTGACCGCAGCGCCGGTCTTAGCGCTGAGAGCAAGCGTAGACGTCTGGGTCGTATCCCGGACAAGCGAGCTGTCGAGCCGAACAAATTCCTTCTGGAGTTCGAACAATTTCTTTTCAAAACGGGCTTTGTCGTCGTCTTCACTTTCAATATCGGTGAAGTCGTCGGCGATATCGGGGACTACGGGGTCTTCTGTGAAATACTCCACGTACCTCCGGGTCGCCCCGTCGATCGTGCGCTCCACAAAAACCCCGACTTGATCAAACCCGGTGCTCCGGGGTTCCGTCACGACGGACAAAACCTTGCCCTCTCCGCCGATATGTACGCGCCCCCATCCGGCAACGTCGTCGGACTCGAGGATCGTGCAAGTGAGGAGCACCCCATCTGCGCGAACAATATAGAGCAATTCCGGCCGCCCCTTGGCGTATGCGATCTGGACAATGCCGCCCTGGGTGATTTCGTCAGAGAGGATACTCTTGTCGTACGCCTTGTAGCTGTCTTCCAACAAACTGTATCCGAATGCCCGGAGGGTGAGTCCACCTTGCTCCGTATAATACGTCATGTTGTTCACGACCACGGGCATCATATCTGCCACGCCGACAGAAGACATCGGAGTCACCGCAATATTGGTCGGAGTAATCGCCGCACCGTCTGACCCGCCGTTCGCCTTGTAGACGCCGCTCGTGGTCCCTACGACCATGAAGTTCGGGACGCCGCTAAACCAAAGAATACGATGAGCCTGAAAGTTGAGCGCCGGGATGACAAACACGCAAGCGTCGGTGTCCTCTGTCCCGATAGAGAAATCATCAAACTCGGACTCACCTGTCTCTGAATCAGGTCCACGGGACAGCCAAAAAGTGTCGGGTTCGTTATCCGGACCGCCGATCGCCATGCGCCCGCCGTAAAACCCGCCCGCGGTGGGGAAATCCCCGATCTTCATAAAGAGGCCGTGAATGTACTGAGACGTCCCACCCGATGAATACGTCGTGTAACCCGAGGTATCTATCCTGTTCTTGAGCTCGTCGGTGAGATAGAACGTGTTGGCGTCGATCTTCTCCACCCAGAAGAAGCGAGCGTTCAGTTCGGTCATCCCAACAATATCCGCGATATAAATCTTGTCATACGTCGCGTATCCATGCCCCGCGATCGTCACCACCCCGGCGGCGGCTTTCGTGACACCGGTGATCGCGAGTCCCTTATCCCGGACGATCGCTACCTTGCCATCGGACACCCACGCGCCGTAGCTCGATGTGTCCACGTTTGCGCCCGCGAGAGTCTTGAGCTGGAATGTCGTGGATGAGCCCACGGTGCCCACGAGATATTCCTGCTTGTTCACTTCTGTCATCCCGACCACTTGAGCGATATACACACGGTCGCCTTCGATAAGCCCGTGATCGGTCGCCGTAGTAACCACGCCAGGGTTTGCTTTCGTGATCCCGGTGATCTTCCACTGCGCAGAATATCTCGTATAGGTGTTGATCGACCAAGACGTCGCGCCCGAGCGAATAAGAACACGCGGCTCGTGGTCTGGATGGAAAAGATACATGAGGTCAGCGGTGCCGCAATATTTTAACTGTTTTGCTTCCGCCACGGTGTAGGGGGATGTGATCTCGTAGACACGCGCTGCGGTGCCCGCGGACGAATACGCGGTCATCCCAGCAAAATCCACTGCGTCTCCGTTGATGTCTTTTAACGTGAACGTGTTCGCATCCACGTAGACCACGAGAAAGAACCGGGAGTTTAACTCTGTCGTTCCAACGATGCCTGAGATGTATATTTCATCGCCGGTCGAAAACCCGTGACCGGTGCACGTGATGCGATCCGTCGCGATCGTGATACCGCTGATCGCTTTCCCCGTTTCGAGGAGCACGCCGCCGCTCTTGTGGAAACGGAGTTTATAATCTGTGAACTCGAGGGAATACGCCTGGTCGATGTTGAAACGGAACGGGAGCCCAAAAGCGTCAGCGTTGCCGTCCGTATGAATGCTGTAATGTGTGCCCGGGCGAAAGCGTGCGCCGCCGGTGAGGAGAGGGGTAAAGTTCTTGCAGATCTCAAGACCGCTCTTATAGAACGGCCTGTCGTTACGCGCCCAGACTTCGGGGGAGAGCTCGCCTGATTTGAAATCGTTCTGGAAAAAGTTGACAGACATTAAGAGAATAGGTGCTGGCCATCAGTAGCTCCTGACCTCCGGGCACCCCTCCGTTTTGTGAGCAGTGGGCTTTCGTACCTCATCCGGGGTTTATTCTCTTGCCCGTTCTTGGCGCGGGCTTTCGCTTCCCACCGGTCCCGAAGTTTTTCCATCCCTGAAATGCTTTTGTTCAGTCCCGTGATCGAGTTTCCGAACACGACCGCGAGTTCCGCGACAAGGAGCATAAGAAAAATAGGGTCAAAGCGCACGACTTCCTGCGCGTCGCGGATATACACGGACTCAAGTGAAGACGCTCCGCTGTTGTTGATCAAAAGTAAACGGCCCTCAACGGTGTAGTCCGTATCTCCGGTCACAGGGTCTTCCCCAAAAAACACGGGGGTTATGAAATCATTAGGGAGTTGATAGGCGTCTGAATACCCAAACTCAGGCGCCGCGGAAACGCGAGAGAGCGTTGCGCGCTTGCGGGCGAAATTCCAAGGGAACATCCGAAGAACTGAACGGCGGGTCGCGTCGTACCACCGGGCGCCGAGGGCTTCTTCTTCGGTGACGGGGGCGTCGAGATTCGTGATGAGCTGATTGTGCCGGAGAAGATCGAGGGAGAGATTACAGACTTCAACGGGCGATACCGGTGAACCCATATAATCTCCCCCTCGTTTGGTTATTCGACGTATTCGAGAACACCAGCCATCGTACCAGTGTCGGTACCAGCGGTGTTACCCGTGAGACACACGTCAAAAGCTCCGTACTTCTTCGCGTTGGCCGCGGTGACGCCAGCGAGCAAATATGCTTCTTTGCCCACTTCGTCAATACCCGTAGCCTTCACGTACATTTCTACCAAAGCGGTCTGACCGGTGTGCGGGTCAAGACCATCCTTGATACAGTCCTTGTCGATCTCCGTCCCACCAACCTCGAGAGGTTTGTAGAAACCGAAATCCAGATCCGTCAAAGACGTAATGTTATCGCACGCAAACTTTAAGCTAAGGATCTTAGCAAAAGGCGAGATGCGAGCAATACGCCAGATTGAACCGTTGATATCGGCGGCGGCTTTCTCGAAAGAGAAGCACACCTTTTTGACCGGCGCCCCCACCGAACGAGCGGAGACGTCTTTGTCGGCCTTCTTGCCGGACGCATTCTGCGTCACAAAACCATTGTAAGCTGCCATGACGTACTCCTTTCTTTACGGGGTGAGCGTAATTTTTTGAACGCGGACACCCGCCGTACGAACGGCTCCGAGTTCTTTGATGACGTTGATGATGCTCGTTTCGATCTTCGTAGGATAGTCTTTGACTTCGACTTTTCGATCGAGTGAAACTCCGAGCGCGACACCCTTTTGCGCGAGCGCGAAAGAGATCCGGTAGGTGTCAACCTCCAGAATCGGATCGGTGATGTTGGAACCCGCACCAAAAGCGATGAGGTCCATACCGAGCGCCTGCGTGATGATCCCCTTCTGAATCACATACTGCGAGGTGTAATCCCCGCTGGTGAGCTCGACTTCGCTCATCAGGTCAGTATGCTCGTCACCGGAGATGCCGATAGCGATCGGCGTCACGCCCTGATTACCGACTTCAGCGTCGATAAAATTGGCGCGGATCTCAAGCAACTTTTCGTACGTGAAACCGGCCGTTGCATCGACCGTAACCACGCCGTCCGAAGCCGCCGTCACCGTGGTGCCAAAATTCCGGCCGGTGTAGACAGACGCGAAAAGCGCGTCATAAATCACGCGGTCCGTTTCACGCTCGACAGCAGCGATACAAAGCTGCGCGAGTTGGCTCTGCGGATCGGTGAGCATTCCACGAACATCCTTGTTGTCAACCAACAAGGTCACAACGACTCGATCCCGGGACATTTTCCGACGGGTAAACGCAGCCTCAACGGGCTGAATATCAGGGTTCCGGCCATTTGCGTGATACGCCTGGACTTCCGTGAGTCCATCATAGGCAAAATCATCGCCATTGATGGGCTTGCGGATCGCCAAGGGCAAAAGGCGGGAAGTCATTTGCTGCTCTTGTACGTCAAGAGCGGCATTGAACTCAGTGATTTGCACTGTATCCCAGCTCATGTGATTTCCCTTTCTTTTCGGTTGGCCCAGTTATTCTTTCGTCGGTCCCCGGTCGCCCGGACGCTTACTTAAATGTCACTGGAAAATTAAATTTTTACTACGTTGACATACAACTACCACGGACTAAACTACAAGTCAAGCTCCGCCTTGAATTTTTTTGAGTTTCCCTCGAATTACTTCCATCTTCGCGAGCAACTCCGCGTGCTTCGGGCGGTCCTGGAAAGGGTCCGTGTAGACCGGATCTTTCTGGATCGCTTGCATCTGTGCGATGAGTGCTTCTTTCGTCTCACCACCGCCGGAGCCCGCGCCCGCGCCACCGCCGCGGAACGGGTCTTCGCCTGTGAATTTCTTCGCCATGCCGTCTGTCAGCGCGATTAGGAGCGTGAGCTCTTTTTCTCCGAGCTCGTTTAACATCGGTTGCATCTCGGGCGCGATGTGCGTCGCCATGAACTTCTTCGCGTTCGTGATGATCGTGTCTTTCTGGTCCTTGAAAACGTCAGAGGACAACTTAGCAAACCGCTCGTCCCCGGCTTTCTTGTCCGCGGCTTCCGCCGCGGAAATCATTTTCATGAACTGCGGATAAAGCGTGCTCACCTGGTGCGGAGAGAGTTGCGCGGAATGAAAAAGGGACTTGAGCCATTTCGCCTCCACGCCCTTTTTCGTGATCTCGGGGTTTACGCCTTCGATGACGTCCGGGAGTTTGTAATCGTCCGGAGTCTTGGGTGTGACCTTCGAGTGAAATTCTTTCCACTGTTCGGGCGTTGCTTTATCATCCGGGGTTGTACGCTGACCAAGAAGTGTCTGTGCGCCGTCGAACTTCTTGACGAAATCACCGAACGTGTTCACGTCTTTCATGTACGGTTTTTCAGCAATCTCTTTCGGAAGAACTCCGCGAAAAGAATCTCCTTGAAGCGCGCTAAGAGACTCGGCTGTAATCGCCGCCGCAGCAGAAGCCCCCGAACCACCGTTCGCGCCTCCACCCGCGCCGCCCGCTCCTGCGCCCCCATCACCACCGACAGGAACTCCACCGCGCTCATTCGTAAGACAAGATACTAAAAATTGCCAGAATTTTTTCATGCTTCACTCCTCTCGATGATGTTTTTGGTTTCAACGGACATCAAGGCCCGTATGTCGTGATACAGGGCTTCGCGCCCTGAGTTGAAAAGCGTGGAATTGACCGCGATCTCCCCATCTGCCCCAACC